ATTACTAGTACTATCACAACTTACTTTAGTATAAATATCATCAAACGGAATAATGACCTCGTCAGTTGCAGCATCCGAAATTGAATAATATGTAGTAGTTGGTAAATGTTTAACAGTTTGCATTGGAAATAAATTTGTTGGAGATTTTCTAGGATACTTATCTCGAGCATAAATACGTATTTTTGCAATTTCTGTATCTTTATATGTTGGTTTAATATTTGTATAAACAGTATACGATTCAGTATTAATATTTCCTAAAGATCCGGTAACAAAATTACTGTCATCCCAATACATTATTAATCTAGGAACATATATGGTATGAGTTTCTCTACTAAAAAATCTTACATATCCAGCGACATTAACATTATTTTCATCCGCATCTGAAAATTTTAATAAAAATCCATTATTCGCAATCGATTTTCCGCCGCTGCCACTTTTCCAAAGCAAAACAGCTTCGGTAACATCCATATTAATATCAGTAGGTCTATAAGAAAACCCCTCCGCTTCTTGTAAACCAGGTTGATAAAAAAATGCTTGATTAAAAAACGATGCATTAAAAACTCCAGAGCCTGATTGAAACAACCAACTGCCACCTTTTCCAGAACCAGTTACATATAAACTTGAATTATTTATTTGAATATTTTGACTACCCGAAATCCAATTATTTCCGGTATATGGATAGAAAGACCATGTTGCATAAGGTTCTGCCCAATTGGCCCCATCTTGTGTTGCTGCAGTAGATGATAAAAATCCAGTACCATTAATCCATGGCTGTGCAACTATTTTAGCATCGATACTATATTCAGCTGGTAAATTTTTTGCATGAGTTGTAAATAACTGTAACATAAATTTACAATTGTTTGCACTTAAAGAATATTTTGATAATACGGTATTAATTTCATTCAAATCGAATTTAACTAATGCTCTAGATTTTAAATAAGAAGATCCATCAGTATTTAATCGTTTTCCGATTTCTAATATTTCATCAAGTCCAGTATTATAATATTCAGCTGCTTCATACAAAGTTGCATCTTTTTCTGCATAAAATATTCTGAACATATTATCCTATTTTTTTGATTGTTAATCTAGGTGGTGTATTATAACTCGTAATAGTTGATATAGATGAATTTGATGGATTCACCCAAACTCGATAATATCCAGGTGCTGCAATATATTCAACGATAACGCCATTTACGGTCTGATCATTTGTTCCTTCAACTGATTTGTAATCATTAAACAATGATACCAATGAAAATGCCCCACCTATGCTAGCCCCCGTTACTAATTTTATTAATATATCAACATCTGCCCCTAAGCCATTTAAATAAACTTGAGAAATGAATTCATAATATCCAGGTTGTTTTATATGAACGGCTGCTGTTGCCCCACTACCGACTAATTCAAAGAATGATGATGATGTATTAAAGTCGGTGGTATTAAAACTAATATTATTATCCGTACTATTTGTTAACGTTACGTTATTAATACTATTTGAAAATCTTGCAACTGGCATACTAAAATTAGATGCCGTATAAGCAAGTTGTGCTTGATTAGCAAATGATGCTGTTCCAAATATTGAACCTGTAAATGAACCTGTAGCTCCCATACTAGCTGTTAACATCATAAATGATGCTGTTGCAGTTACAATTGAACTTCCGGTGATTGTTACTAAATTAGCAATGCTACTAGAAATAATATCGAATTGTCCTAACGAGCCAGTTATGCTACCAGTTATTCCCAAACTAGCACTAACACTTCCAACTAAGCTACCGGTAAGATCGCCTTTTAATGAACCAGTTATAGAAGTAAAGTCTGCTGTTGTTCCAACAATATTACCTGTTACATTACCCGTTAAATTACCAACGGCTGTTGTCATGGAAATATTCGGAACAGCTAATGTATTGGTATTTGGATTATATTCAAATCCAGTATCTGCTTTAAGTGCATTTGGACCGGAGTTATTTGTAGTAAATATTACGAATTGATTTGCATTGGTGCTATCTAATTCAATTTGAGCATTTCCAGCATTTGTTGCATATGATGCGGTACCGGTTAAATCTGCAAATGCAGATCCGGTAAATGAACCTGTAAATGATCCAGTATAATTTATAATAGTTGTAGACAGTGAACTACTATATGTCTGTAATTGTGCTATACTAGAACTAAAAGATCCAGAATCGGTTGGATAATTAAATTGATTTAATGCTAAACTAGAACTAAATGATGCCGAATCAATCAAGTAATTATTTTGATTGGTTACTATGCTACCACTAAATGATGCCGAATCAATCAAGTAATTATTTTGATTAGTTACAATGCTACTACTAAATGAAGCCGAATCGAGCAAATATAAATTATAATTATTTACTATGCTACCACTAAATGATGCCGAATCTAATAAATAGTTATTTTGATTGGTAACAATGCTACCACTAAATGATGCTGAATCTAATAAATAATTATTTTGATTGATTACTATGCTACTACTAAATGAAGCCGAATCGATTAAATAATTTGCTAAACTGGAACTAAATGATGCTGAATCGAGTAGATATGAATTATAATTATTTACTATGCTACTACTAAATGATGCCGAATCAAGCAAATATGAATTATAGTTATTAACAATGCTCGAACTAAATGATGCTGAATCTAATAGGTATGAATTATAGTTATTAACAATGCTACTACTAAACGATGCTGAATCTAATAAGTATGTAGTTTGATTTCCGACAATACTTGTATTATTAGCAGCAATACTTGAACTAAATGAAGCTGAATCTAAAAGATAATTACTATTAATTGACGCAGTTGATGCATATAAACTGGCAGTAAATGCACTAAAAGATGCAGTAGGTAAAAATTCAGGTGTTACTGCTATAGTTAATGTTTTTGTAACTGGATCAGCTGTTAATGCAATGTCATTACCTGCAGTAATAGTCATTGTATCGGTGGCATTGGCAGCAACGATACTACTTTGTCCTGTAATAGCAAATGTGGTAAATGAACTTCCGGAATAAACTCCAGATCCGGATACATTCCCGTATAATGCGGAAGATGCTGTATAATGTAAACGACCCGTTGCCGTATCAATTACAACTACATTGTTTAAATTTTGCTGAGTAGTTGATGGCACAAATAAACTACTTGTAACAGTTAAATTGCCATTAATGGTTTGACTTCCCGATACATTTACAGATCCAGTAATAGATACATTTCCTAAAAATTTATGCGGCAAATTTGAATTTGCTACATACGTTATGCCTTGTTGCTGAATTGGGTCTTCTTCAATATACCCCGTATATATTGTAGGAGATATTATATCATTGGCTTCTAAACTATTAAATACATTAACACCGCCAAATGTATTTGACCCGGTAGTTGCAACCGATCCACTAAATATTTCTAATGCAGTTGATCTAGAAGCAAATGATGCTGAATCATTTTGGTATGATGCAGTAAATGATGTAAATTGAGTTTCGCTTGCATATGATGTATCTAAGCTAGAACTAAATGATTCTAATGCTGTTAATCTATTAGCATCGGAACTAGAATTAGTTAAAAAACTACCACTTAGTAAGGCAATACTAGAACTATTAATTAATATATTAGACGCAAATGACGCAGAATTAATTACGAGATTTACAATTCCAGAACTAAATGATGCTGACGTTGTTACATAACTAGATGATAATATTGCAACACTAGAACTAAATGAAGCTGAATCAATTAAATAATTATTTTGGTTGGTTACGATGCTTGACGAAAATGACGCAGAATCAATTAAATACGAACCACTTAAAATTGCAATACTTGAACTATTTGCAATAATTCTAGAATCAAATGACGCAGAATCAATTAAATACGAACCACTTAGTAAGGCAATACTAGAACTATTTATAGTAATTCTAGAAGCAAATGATGCTGAATCAGTTTGGTATGTAAATGGACTTCCGGTGATTTCATAATTTGTACCATTAGTATTAATTATGATATTTGGTCCTGCAACTAAACTTACATATGAGGCAGTTACTGCATTGTTCGACCAACTTGCTGTTCCTTGCAAGCTTGCTGTTACTCCTTGAGTAACAATCATCGATCCGGTAATTTTCATTGAACCGGTTAATTGTACCGATTCGGTGACTGCACCAGTAAATATATCATATAAATCTGATACGAAACTTGCCGATATCAAACCTCCGGCAACAATTTGAGCACGATTACTAGACAATTTGCCCATGGTAAAGGATCCTTTTTGTATAAATATGGAATCAATAATTTATTACGCGACCTTTTATGTCTTTGTTAGGAAACTTGACTTCAAAGATGCTAGGATCTAATGATGGATAAATAACTCCATTTTTTGTAGCCGAAGCTAAATCGTATATATTACCTGAATAATTTAAGGCAGTATCATATAAATTATTAAATGTTACATTGACTACAGATTGTACGCCTTTTACGTTTCCTAATAAATTTGTAACATCCGATTTCATAATAGGTTGATTTATCTGCCATCGGTCTATGTTGAAATAAGTTTTAACTGCATCGATACATTTCAATAAAACTTCATTGCTATTGTAATTCGATAAAACTGTTATTTCAAATTGTATACCTATATTGATTATAAATGCATCTTTAATATTGATTGCATCGGTTAATATTCGATAATGATTTAAGTAATTCTTTAAATTTTCTTTAACTGCTTGATTAAGTGCCGTAAGTTGTTTGTTTTGATTAAATCCTAATACGTATAAATTCATTGCCAATGGATTAGCAATTCTAGTTTGTTCAAACTCTTGTTGCGAAATTTGATCATCCGGAACAATGTATGCTTTTGATACACTACCAAATTTTGCTGGCATTGAATAACAACGAATAATATAATCATCCCTAGTTACTAAACGATTCTGCGTTGCAAAATTTGCTAATGCATTATTTTTAATATCTTCTAAAGTGTCTGCCGTCTTAGCTCCAGTAGCTGGATTTGGATTCGTAATAGCAACAGTAGATTTAATAAACGTAGTTGTTGCTGCGTTGGCACTAGAATTAATATCATCTGTAAAATCTATAAGTACTAAATTAGTCAATACGCCTGCAGGAACATTATCGACAAATCCATTTCCTACCGTATATGTAACAGTTAATGTAGTATTTGATGGAGCTTGTCCATAAGTTTTTGTATATAGAAAATTCGATGGATCGATATTTACATCAACATTTCTTCGCAAAGATGCCAATCCATTTCCAACATTGCTAGGATTTGGAATAATTTCTTGATCATTATTATCAGAAATTCCAGAGCCAAATTGCATTTCTAAACGACTATCACTACGCAATCTAGTAACAAATCGTTTTGCAGTTTTTTTCAATTTCAATAAGTTTGGAGCCGATGATCGATATTGTGATAACTCTGGATCATTTTCTAATAAATTTGGAACTTCTTCAAATACAGTATCTTGTGCTAAATACGGAACCTCATACCAATTATCGCCATCTGTTTCTTTTACGGAAATAATTTCAATTATGTTTGATTCTGGCAAAACTATTTTATCGTATGCAATGGGCGACGTAAATGTGAAGGATGTTGATTTTACATCTCCAGATACTGCCATTACTTGTTTTTTCAATAAATAATATGTTGGCAATTTTGTTGATGGATTAGATTCATATATGGTTACTTCAGTAGCATCATATGAAGATGAAAATGAAAAATCAATTGAATCTAAAGTCCTAAAAACAGATGCACCATTACTTTGTTGTACGCGCATTCCTGGTTTAATTGTTAATGCATAATCAAAATCAGGACGAACATTTGCACCAGTTCCAATTGCTGGTAATAATTGATATACATCTAACATTACATATGCTGGAACTGCATTTTTTGGTTGATATCCTAAATTTTTTGCAATATCAAATATATTAGTACGTTCCGATGCTTGATCTAATAACGATTCGCGCAAATTAACATCCATATAATATGATAATACGTCACCTACATATGCTGACATCTCTAAAAATAATGACCCGGGCGCTGATTGATTAAAATCAGTATACGTTGTAGGAAAATATTGTTGAGCAAAATCAATTAAATTTTTTCTAAATTGATTAAAATCTTTACCTAAATATGAAATGTCTTTTTTCGTTTCCATGTTTTGCCTTAAGGGGTAACTGTTAATGTACCAGTTTGATTAACGCCCAATGATAATGTTTTTTCTTCATTGCTATATGCTGCAGAAAATGTTATTCTAACTACAACATCATGTATTAATGTTGGGTCTTCATCCATTGTTATTACGTCAATGTCAATTAAATTAATTTCGGGCAACCATTGATCTACCGGATCTTTTATATAGTCAACAATATCTTGTTTTATATCTGCAGTATTTGGCTGAAATATAATTTTTAATAAATCTGTTCCAAAGGTAGGAAGCATTACGCGTTCACCTTTTCTGGTTAATAACAATGTTTTTAATTTAGCAAATTCTTGTTCAATACTGGTATATGTTGATTCAAATACAACGTTGCCATTTTGCCCCAATGATATTCCTAATGTAGAAATATTTGTTGTACGAATAACATCTGCAGCAGTGACAACTTGATATCCCATTATTTGCCTTTTTTCTTATTAATTGCGTTCATTAGTGCCGAATAATCTCGTGTCATTGCTTGTTGAACTTCGTGCGGAACCTCAAACGTTTTACCAGTTTCCGGATCTTCCATTATTTTTGGAGCAGCCGGTGTAATTCCCATTGCCTCTTTCATATTTTGTCGCATTGCACCAAAATTAGCTACATTTTGTGATGACATTCGAATTTCTTCTATTCCCTCATTCATTATATCAGCAAAACTATTCAATGATAATGGTTGTTGGTCAACTAAAGAATCTGTTTCATTTAAAACGGACGCCCATTTATTATCATTAAATTGAACTGATTTCTTTTTAGCTGGTTGTGGAGTTGCACGATCTACATTCTGGTTTGATGGTTGTTTCATTTCTGTAATTGTAGATTGTAGCCCTTCACGAAGAATCTCAGTTAATTCTTCTTTTATAACTTCTCGTACGGCAGTTTTAAGTGCTTTTACTAATGTTTTTGAATCCATATGAATACTTTTATATAAATATTAGGTTTAATAATTTATGCCCAAAGGCCATTCGGTGTCTGATAGTTTTGGTCCGTAAAATATTAAATTTTCCGTATCAATATAATAATCGCCCAATTTACCAATATCCGCTGTTGGTCTTCCGGTTTGTTGAAATACTGTGCTTGGGGCTTCTCGTAAATTAGACAATACATCCAATTGGCGTGTAATTAACGTTTGAATTGTAGTAGCCCTATCAAGCAAATCTTGTTCCGATACATTGATGTCTCGATAAAAGTCTGATGGAAATAAATCATTGTATGTATTTATATCGACTGGGTCATCAATTGAAGGCATTGTAATAACAGGAACATCGCCATTACATGCACTACTTAATTTTTGCAATGCTTCTTGAATTGGCGGCATTACTACCGGCGGCAGTTTATTAATTAATGTTGGCGGATATGTTGCTAATTGCCCAATACATGTTAATGCATTAGCAATAGTTGCATCCTGAATGGCTTGTAATTGTTGAGCAATAAACAAACCCGCCGTTGCTGGATTTGACAACTGTGCAGCTGTAATTGCAGTCTTTATACCCTGAGCAATATTAATTACAGTTTTTGTTGTATTAACTACTTGTTGTACTTTTGGTATAGTTTGTTGTACTCGTGCAATTTGTTGTTGAATAGATTGTAAATCTCGTTTAAGTTTTTTGATTCTAGGATCGTCACACTTACATTTTACTGGAATTTGAATTGAATCTTGTACTACTTTTAAGGACTGATCAACCAACTTATCCGCTTCCTTTAAACCCAATTCAACTAGTAGATTAGTTAATTTGCCAGCTAATTTAGGTATT